TGTTTATCTTGATTGAACATTTTTTTAATTCTATCATCACCTAAAGGTAAATAGGCTGCTTTTACGATAATTTGAAATCTTGCTAAATCGCCTTTAAGGTCTACACCGAGTCCAAGAGATGGGCTAACGAGAACAGTAGGGTTCTGAGATTTTTCGTGCATATCGAGAATATCTTCATTCTTATTCATTTGATCTCTATATAAAAATCTATTACTATTTGTATTATTCTTAATAAAGCTTGTTATACTATTAGTATGTGTATGTATAATCCCCTTCTCGTCTTTATGCTTTTCACATATAGCATCAATCTGCTTAACTATAGAAGGTAAAGCCTTCTGGAGATTAGCATGATTTAATTTATTTGTTTGAGAAATATAAATAGGTGCTTTCGCAGGATCAAAACCGCTATCTGATTCAATGTATTCGTAATCAGCTATACCTAATGTTTTAGCTAAATTTTTATGATCAATAATAGTAGCTGACATTAATAAAACCTTATCAGCATATTGAAAGATATATTTGGTTAATGTATTAACTTTAAGAGGTGTAAGCTTTATATTATCTCTATCTACTACCTGTACAACATACTCGCATGTTTCCCATGTTTCATCAATTAGAGTTAACGTTCTATGTATATTTTTTAAATACTGTAACTTACCTTTTTCACTCTGAGTTAGACCTGCTTTCTTCTTCATATTATTATGAAGATCATTCATATGCTCTGTTACCTCTGCACGAATTGTATTAATCCAAGTTCTAACAGTAGATGGTGAAGTAGATGATAGAGGAAAGATTTTAACCTTAAACGCTCGAAGCTTCTTAATATCAATAGTCGCGGAGAATTGCTTAACTATCTCATCTTCTAACTCCGATGCTTCATCGCAAATAATAAAATCTCTATATTTAACGTGATTAGGTAAAGCCAAAAACATATTATAATTCAACGCGCTAAATTTACTTGTTAGTGAATTATTACGCGCGTTATAATACGGGCAGATATTTTTGCGCCAGCAATCATCTCTTATATGTCTTGTATGTATACAAGGTGCAGTATCAACATCATAATTAGGATCTACCTCACATTGATAATTTGATTTACCTTTAAGTATAGCTGTATCGTCAAATATACTCTTATACTGATCCTGTAATGTTTTAGTGATTGTTAATGCAAACGCCCCTGCAGGTAATTCATCTTTACATTCTTGTTCGTATGTATATGAACCTGCTTGATCCATTTTATACGCCTCATATGTATTAATATAATTTTTAAATGTTGCAGTTGGATCGCTTGAGACGTTCGCTAATGTTTTTGATACAAAGCTCTTACCAGAACCTGTAGGCGCGCTGCATATAACAAATTTACTACCGCTGTTAAACGCCTTTTCAATTTGCTGAATAATATTAACCTGCTGATCGTTAGGTTTAAAATTCTCTGGGAAGTTAGCTAAAAAATGGCTTATCATATATAGCCATATTATACATTATACAGCTGATAAAACAAGCATCGAATTATATAGTTTAGATGCTGTTGATGTATTCATCGCCTTTACCTTGTAATATAAACTACTGTCTTTTAATGTAAAGTCTTCAATATTATAGGAGAAGTTAATATGATCATCGTAAATATTATGAGCATACGGATAAGGTATTTCATATATTTTATGATCACCTTTTTCGTTTTTTAGAGTAAAATTAAAGTGAAATTCTTTAAATCTAAACAATATTAGCTTACCTTTCTTGAGCGTCTTACCTTCTTTTATATAAAAAACGACATCTCTTAATAGGAATTTACTAATACTATCTTCTACACTATCTATATTACTCATCGTCCCATAAATTGATTTTTCTCTTGTATAGTCATATTATAGATATGCTTATTAAAATATTCCCAAAATTCATCACTTGGAATAGTCTTAATTAAATCGCAGCTATCCATGCTAACCATTCTCCAATCCTGCATAAAAATATCCCATACTAATAATAGATTTTTACTTTCCGGGTTATATTTTGGTGCGCCTGTAGGTGGCTTGAAGTTAAGAGTTGTACGCCCATTAACACTATTTAAAAGGCTATTATCTAGAGAACAGAGCATCGTCCTATAAAGCTGACCTGTTAACTCAGGTCTTCTTTTTGTGAATCTAATCTCGCAGACATTACTCTGTAATATCTGCTTTAAGCTCTGTAAACCTATTTGCGGCATTATTTACTAGGTTGTTCTTTACAAATTCCAAATAAACGCTGCTCGTTTAAGAACATACCCTTTTTAATTCTACCGTAACCTTCAACATCCATATTTGCAATCGAAGCTCCTTTATCGTTAGGAAACATAACAATATCTCCTTGCTTTGCATATTTAACTTCCGGGCCCGCTAAAATAACTTTAGCTTTTCGCCAAGCCTTATTAAGAGCGTTAGTTGGTATATAAATACCTCCTCTTTTAACTGCATCGCCAGATTCATCAGACGCCTCGTCAATAAACTCTACTAGTAGGATATCATCAAAAAGAAATGAGAGAATATACTCATCTCCCATTCCAAAATCACCTTGACTGTGACCTTCAAGGTCAATTAAACTTCTTTTTGTTGCTAAATTATCAATACTTGCTTGTGCCATATATAAAGTTATTTAAACCTTATAAATCACAAATCAACGGGAAAATTTTAGCAATTTCTTTTGCGCATTCTTGTGCGATTAATCTATGTTCTAATTGAGTTTCAACACCGGATCTAAGTTCGATATAATGTACCCAACTACGAAGAGTACCGTTCATATACATTCTACTTACTGTGTTTCCTTCAGGTAGAACGGCTCGGGCCTGCTCTTTCGCAATACCTTTACCGATAGCCCACTCATATGCGTCTTTAGCTGCATTGATTACTTTTTGCTGTTCAGCAAACCATTCAATTGTTAGGTCAGGGTTATCAGATTTAATACTATTCTGTCTATTCTTTAGATCTTGTAATCTAGATTCTCTTAAAATAAATGGATTATCCTTTAAAGGGTCTGCATACCGTTGACTGAATTCTTGAAAGGAGAACGAGCGGTGTCTTAGAATCTGCCGTGCGATATCCCTTGTTGTATTAATCTCTACACAGGCGGATACCATTTCTAATGGGCTCCAATGTTTATGTTTAATCAGATAATTAATAAGCTTTTCGGCTGTATCTTTATTAAACTGATTTGATGGGTTTGAAACGCGCGCGCAGAAAGCAATAAGATCTTGACAGTCATTTAAACCTTTACCATGGAATTCAATTGCAGGTGTTGAATGTGAAACTAACTTTACGTTATTCATAATATTTTACTGATTAAGCAATAAGTCTGACATTTCTCTGTTATGCTTGTATTCCCGTTCACTATAAAACTCCGGGATGATTTGCTTCTCTTCTTTACTCTTCTTCTCCTTTTTAGTCTTCTTAAGATAGTTTAGCTTTTTAAACCTCAATCTCGGAAATACTGAATAGATATAATCGTACTGCGATAGCTTATCATCGAACAAACTCCAATACTTGTTAGTTGTTTCGTTCACGTATTCATTCATCTCTTTTGAATACATACTCGTCCATCTATTAATCATAAATAAATTGAATTGCGACTCATCATCACAATTCATATCTATTTTCTTTTTACTAAATAAGAGACTATTTAGATATTGAAATATTGTCATAAATTAGTAAGCTCTTTCTCTATCATTTCTTTAGCTTTTAATAGCGCTGTATTTCTAGCTACAAAGGAATTAATAGATTTTTCTTCATTATGAGATTTAAATCTCTGATACTCCCATGCAGTATCGCTTAGCAGCATACGAAGTACTACTTTAATCTTATTTTCAATTTCTACCATTAAAGATTAATTTTAGTTGTTGCGATAAACATATCGTCGACCATTGCGTAGAATAAATCAATAATATCTTTCATAAACTGCTCAGTTTGCTCATCTGTTAATTCGGTACTATATGCAAAGTTTGGAGCCTTACGACCAGCATTAACATTAATTCCGGTATGTCCAATAGCGACGTTATCTTTAGAATATGTAATACTAACACTGCACTTACCTACCTTCTGTAAAGTACCATCACTGCCTTCAAACTCATCATGTACCATAAGATCATCACCATCTACTTCGATAGGCTTTTTAATATATTTTGATGAGAGAATATTAGCAATTTGAGTATTGAGTAGCCGCTGAAACGCGACAGCTCCGAGCTTATCCAGATTAGGGATTTCCCAGCAGAAGTTAATAGCATCATCACTAGCAATATAATCACCTTGTAAAACATCTTCCTGGTCAATCATACCATCAATACTAACATCCATCGGACATCTAAATGCAATAATATTACCAATCGGTAGAGTCTTATTGCGAAAAAAATCATACGCAAAACGCTTATGAATTAATGGACCATCATATACTTTAATATCTTTAATAATCATATACATCTATTATAATATATGACTAATAAGGTATCAACTATCTAATGCTACTTAACCCACTTTGCATGTAATACGTCTTCGAGGCCATGTGTCATTTCATGTATATTACTAACGAGACTATGACTAGCGGATACTCTATGTAC